TCCAGTAAACGCTCCTGCACCCGTCGGACCCATGATTCCGGTCGGACCGCTTGGACCTGTGCGTCCAGTCGGACCAGTGGTACCTGTGAGCGACATCGCTCCTTGCGGACCCGTCGGACCGGTCGGACCCCCGCCTGGTCCGGTCGGCCCTCCAACAACCACGACCGGCTGCGCCAGGATCGGAGCAGGGACGTTTGTCTGGATCACCATCTTCGCACCTCACACGAAGGAATGGATCGCGAAGACCGATGACGAAGGCGGCGATCTCACAATGCCGATATTCGACACGGCTTGCGTTTTGCCAGTACCCGGATCCGTCGTGATAACTGATCCGATTCCAGCCCGTGATGCACTAAGAACCTGCGTCTTGTTCATGTAATCTTGACCTGTGGGTTGACCCAAACCGTCGCGAACGCCTTCATCAGTCGCACCAAAGCACGCACCCGCCCTGCGACCTGTGGCGTAAAGCTCACCTGCAAGAACTGCTTATTCATGCTGAAGAAGGAATTCCAAGCCGAGAAGCCACTCGGTATCGTCTGCGTGAACGCCGCGGCGCCAAAATTACCGATCGCCACCGAGCTCAACGCATTGAACACTGCGACCGGAAAACCACCTGTACCAACAAGCGCAGGTGCAATCGAGAAGCCGCCGACCCCGGTTGCTGGATTGGCGGTGCCCGATCCATTCCAATTGCCACCATTGAGCCGCGCCCACCCCAGTTGCGCACCAAAATCAAAAGCGAAGCAAATCGTGTTTGCTCCAATTGTGCCAATATTGCCTACGTTGGTGTTGTTGATCCAAATATTTCCATTCTGCTGCACCAAAAAATAGTAAGTGCTGTCATTGTTAACTAACGGCGCTGTCGCCGTGCAAATGCCGGCGCCGAAACCTGCTCCTGGCGTGCTCCAAGAAACTTCAAAATACGCCTTGCCAGAGGTCAACCCGTTGGTCGCGCGCACGCCAACCTGGCTCGTTCCCGCCGTCGACGTAGCAAAAAGATTACCGTTGGATAAATTGACGCCGGCAGATTTATCGCTTGGATTCCACGTCGTCAGCGCTGCAGCCGGCATATTGTTCCAAATGCCGGCAGAAATCGGCAGTGCTGTGACAATACCCAATGCTCCCGGCGCGCTATCAATGAAACTACCAAGCGTCGATCCGACCGTACCTTCATATTCAAGCAATACGCCGATATCAGCATTGGTGAGCACTCCCGATGTCGAAAGGATCTCAACGGTCGCCGTGCGCGATCCAAGCAAGATATTTTCGGCGTCAAACTGAAAACAAGTCACTGGCATCACCAGCGTATCTGCATTGCTGCTGGCGATCATCTTCAAACTAAATGGCCCTACATCATCGAATGCACCGCCAGCAAAGACCGTATTACGATCGGAAACCGTCCGCCCTGCTTGCGTCCAGCGCTCGTTGATCACGTTGGTGCCATCCCAGCAATTGACCAACTCGACTTCGTCTTGCGAACTCGGACTGCCCGATGGCGACGTGGTGGGAAAGCGAACAACGGCTGGTGCGATCAAACAGCTGTCCATTAACAGCTTGAAAGGAAGCGTTTGAGGAGTAAAAAGACTGCCTGTAACGTTGCTGAAATCCACACCTCGACATGTCACCAACAGCGCGCTATAACTGCCATTATTCATGAATGGTGTGGTCGGTGGCGTACCTTGAAACGCAGATGGTGTATTGATCCACACAAACTCGAATGGCGCACTACCATTCAACATTATCTGATGCGCCGCATTAGCGAACTGAACAACGGTATTGTCAAATACAATCCTTCCCTGTGTTTGAAACCAAATCGTTGGCGCCGACGCTGCGCTCGTCAATTGAAAAATACAGTTCTTGAAATAGTAATTTCTCCGTCCGTAATAACCAAACTGAAGCGCTCCAGCAGTTGTGATCGCATCGATAAATTTGAACCCCTGCCAATAGACATCACAGATCGCATCCAGATTAAGCGCCGATCCTACATTGGAAATTGTCGCGCCAGCCAAATAATCAGAAGCGACAGGAGGCACCGAACCGGTACGGTTCACCGAAATGACTTGCACTTGCCCGAAAGCAAATCCGGACAAACCATGAAAAGAATAACACAGAGTGCTGCCGCCTGTATAAGTCTCGTTATGATCGCTGGAAACAAAAATCCGATCGCCTACAACACCTCTGCCATAGGATGTGCCGCCATACCCACCGTTAGAACTAAAAGTCATAACGGTACCACCGGCTGCCCCCCAGCCATAAGCACTCTGCCCCGTCACATTGGTGAACGTCACACCGCCCGTGGTGACAGTTCCATTGTTCTGAGCCGGCGTGGAACTAGTCCAAGTCGGTTCAGCACCCGAAGTCCCTGCAGTCGTGCAACGAAACACAAACGACGCATTGAACGCCGGCGCCGAGGGCTTGATGAGATCGCCAACGCTATAGACATGGCTCGGCTGGAACGCCGCAATCGCCGCGTAAGCTACCGACGATATGTACCAATCAGCCATTACTGCAACGCCTTCACGCTGTACGAATAGATCCCGTTACATCCCCACATCATCAGTGCGAACTTGTGCCCAGCAATCGTGGTGAATGCATCTCCTGGATTACCGACCGTCCAACCAGGGAATGTGATTGCGCCCGCACCAGTCTGATTGAAGATCATCAAGATGCAGCTGCCAGCCTGCGATGGCGCGCCAATCGTGAACGCACCGGCGTTATTGACCCACTGGATTGGATTGAGCGAGAAGTCGACCGTGAAACTTCCAGTCGGATATTGATACGGCGTCGAATACACACCACCAGATAAATTCTGCCCGGTTGCGCCAAGCAACATCGCACCGCTCGATGAACCGGTTGGTCCAGTCGCGCCGGTATTTGTTGCAGTTCCAGGCGGCCCGGTGGGACCCGTGCCTAATGGACCTGTGACGCCCGTCGGCCCTGTAAATCCTATAGGACCAACAGCACCCACTGATCCTGTTGCACCTGTCGCACCAGTATTCGTCGCACTTCCTGGCGCTCCCGTTGGACCACTCGACTGCACCGTCTCGATCGCGAAATACGAATCGAGCGCGACGATCGTAGCGTTCACCGTATTGTACTGAAAAATGAGAACTTCAAAATAATCGCCAGCGATAACTGGAATGGGACCAGAAACCAGCGTGAGCCACGATTCAGTAAACTGACCGCCAGTGATCTGCCCAGTACGGCCAGGCCAACCAAATTCAATACCATTCTTGTAAAATTGAATGTGTGCGCCTTGGCCAGACGTCGCCACGTTGGTTAAACGAATGCTCGCAGACACCCGCACATAATTGATGCCTACCGGTACGGTTAGCCGTGAAGTATTGCTAACTGAATTGTGCCAACCAGCAGTATCGAAAGCCGCACCGCTCCAAGGAACGGTAAACCGCGTGCTAGAATTGGAAATGTCTTGTCCAGTCAGATCAGCGGCGTTGCGCGCCATGCAGCCATTGAACGAACCAGCACCCGGACCCGTCGGACCCGATGGCCCGGTCGGGCCACCCAACGGCCCCGTTGGTCCAACGATGCTTAATCCTTGAGGTCCAGTGGGGCCTGTGAACGCACCGGCGCCCGTCGGCCCGGTTGCTCCCGGCGGCCCTGGTGCTGTCGGTCCGATAGGCCCTGGCGAGCCCGCTGGTCCAGTTTGGCCTACTGCTCCTGTTGGACCAGTGAACGCACCAGCGCCCGTAGGTCCTGTATAGCCTGTAGGCCCTGTCGTCGTAGAGCCCGTCGCTCCCGTGCTCCCAAGGCCGGTCGGTCCTGTTGGACCAGAAGGGCCTCCAGATGGTCCAGTAGGTCCCGTGCCAAAAATTGGAACGACGGGCCAAGCTGCGATGGGGGCCGGATCATTCGAGACAATAGGCATCGAAGCCACCCCCAGGGTGTGCTACGATGCGCAACGGGATCGATGCAGTAACACCGATCCCGTCACTTGACCTCGAACTGAATGGAACAGTCCGATGCCCAAAACAGACGGCAGATTTAGACACGGGTATGCTACAAAGAAAAACGAACATCCGCTTTACGCAACTTGGGAAGCTATGCGCTCTCGATGTAACAATCCAAACTCTACGGGCTACGTTGATTATGGCGGTCGCGGCATAAAAATATGTGACCGTTGGAATAAATTTGAAAATTTTCTGGCTGATGTCGGTGAGCGTCCACCTAATCATACAGCTGATCGAATCGACACTGATAAAGATTATGCTCCTGAAAATTTTCGATGGGCTACCCCCGAAGAACAAGCCCAAAGTAAACGACCAATCCGCACCAAACTCAGTCAATTCAGCACTGCCGAACTTTTGGTTGAATTGCTGCGTCGAGAAATTCACGGCTGACTGACTCCTTGAATAACGCGCAAGGAACCATGCATTAGCACTGTGCGGATCGCCGGCGTAGAGCCATCGAACATAATTAAATCGTAGACATACATTCCAGGATTCAAAGCAGCCTGGATAATTGCCGGCGCGACATTGAGATGGATAACTCTTAAATTTATATCGTCGACAATGATTTGTCCATTTGCTGTCGTAGGATTCAGCAACGGCGTGGCCTGATAACGATCGATCTTGATTTCCATCTCCCAGTTAAAAGTAAGCTGCCAAGTAAAATCTCCCGGTTGCCCAAACTGAAACGCATCCTGCCAAGTCGTGCCATTACCGATAACGATATTCACTTCGGCCGAGGTCGCGCTTTGGTTCTGATCCCACGACATCATTTACCTCGGCGTCGGAGTCGGATGGACGTTGAACGTGCTCACGCCACCCTTCTGGCTCGTCACTCGGAACTGCTGCGGATATGCCCACGCCTGTGCACCAACAGTATTCGCACGCATCGATGCGACACGCGCATGCGCAATTCCGTCACGAAATTTCGTTTGATGAAAATTGGATAGCTGGGCATTGCTATAGCTATTTCCCGGCTGCAACATCATATTGCCCAGCACGCCGTGCAACAGCACGATATGATGCTTCGGCAACAACCAATCAGGAATGTTTGGCGGAAAACACTTCAACGGATCAGTGACGGTTTTTACCACGTACACCGACATCGGCTGCACTTGGGAATACGCATAGATAAACTGCACCGAACCGAGATCGTCCGACATAACCGCCGGCTGCGGAGTGTTGTATTGATTGAGCACCCCCAACAACCGTAATACCCGTCCACCTTCAATCGGCATGACCGCATAATCGAGTGTGTCTGGCGTGACCATGACCTTGATCACTTCACGCCAGCAATTCGAGCCATCAAAAAATTCGGTCAGCACATCGAACAGCTGCGCACGCAACGCTGCACTCGACGCTCCAGTCAACGGCACCTGCGCCTGACCATACAACTGCGCCCAATAACGATCGATCTCGTCTTCATCGCTCATCGATCGCCTCGTTTACCGCTGGGTGGCGAACCACCAGTCACCACACCGATAGCGTGACCGATCAATCCAGCTGAGAACAAACTCAGGAATGCCGACGCTCTGGCGTCCTGATAATCCTCCTGATCGCGCTCGAGTGCGTGACCTACCAACCCATGCACGAGAGCCAAACGAAACTGCGGCTCCATGTCGACATAAGTGTTATCGACTGCATTGAACGCTTGCGTCTGCCCACTGACCTTCAGATTGAAAACAAACAGATCCGATCGCAGTCGACGCGCTTCCAGCAGCGTCAAATTGAGCGCCATCAGCAGCGAGGGATCTTCGTAACGAAAAGGCTCAACTTTATCCTGCAGGAGAATACGCGCTTCGGTGATGTAGTCAGCGACAGTGTTCAGCGTCGGCTGATCCTGATCGCTGAAATCGCCGAAATATGATGGAGATGTCGCCACCCTAGGCTCCTCTCCGAAGGAACCTAGGGCGCGCTTCTTAAGATTTGCTTAAGCTTAACCACCCGAGATGACCTGAGCCTGACAGAGCGCGGTGTTATCGACGATTTGATAACCGTAGACTTGCAGACCGCGCAAAATCTGACCGAAGGTCAATTCGGATCGCAGCGTCTCCACCTTGGAGATCTGCGACGCGAACGTCAGCGCATGGGCGTGTCCAGCATAGACCGGCGCCTCACCAGCAGCGAAGTTGGTTGCGTCCGTCGCGCTACTCGGCAACAAGTTCGAGATGTAGATCGTGAACCTGTCGACTTCACCAAGCCGTCCATTTCGCAGCATCGAGACCGGATCACCAGAGAGGTAAGCTTGTCTCAATTCTGACTGCTTGATTTGTCGTCCGGCCCACGAAGGCATCACCACCCAGCGTCCGACCTCGGGAATATTCATCTCGTCGAGGCATTGTCCGAGACGAAGCAGAACGTCGATGATTTCCACCTGACCGGCAGTCGGATTACGCCCGACTGTCGTGATTGGCGTGCCCTTGATACCAAGATTGATGTTACCGCTGATGTTGCCAGCAGTCGCACCTTTATTCTTGGCATTAGCACCACCGACGATACCGCCGAGCACATCGCGATCGACCGTGATTTTCAATTGTTGTGCGGCGTCATCGCTCCACATGCTGAGGATATTCAAATCGCTTTGAACCTCCATGACGTCGTCGAGGATCAGCGAGAAGTACTTACCGTTACCGATATAGAGCTCCACGCTGTTACCGGAGGGGCGATCAAGACCAAGCAAACCGTCGGCCAGATAATCGCGGATCTGAATCGTCGGCTTTGTTCTGATCTTGACACGATCGCCCATATTGGCGATTTCGCCTTCGTAATCGGTGTTTGATATCGCCGCAAGCACGGTGCTCGCGTAAAACTTTTCAACCAGTTTTGCTGACCAAATTTCCGTTCTGTTACTACGCGGTCAGCACCCGCGTTAGACTTGGTGTTACCCAAGCGAGACAGCCATTTCTGCTGTCTTCTCCATGTCACCATGAAGGCCGGACTGTCGCATCAAAGAAGCAATTCGCTTCATTGCCCTCTCGCTCAGTCTCTGCGGGTCCACCTTCATAGCGCGCAACTCTTCAGCAAAAGCTGCACGCGCCTGCTCCATCCCCACATAACCGGCAGTGGTAAAGCGGCCAGACGCATTGTCCAACCACCACAACACGAGTTTTGCCTGTTCTGCTTTCAGGATCAGGTGAGGAAGGATCAAATTCAGAAAACGACGAATATCATCGCCACTTAGCCATTCAAGCGACCAACTACTTTGCTGGTTCTGCTTACCCTTGCGGGTTAAAATATGGCCTCCGAATTTGGCATGAAGCTGATCTGCCAAATAGCGAGCACTGTCCGTCATGCACATACGAACTCGCGGTCGCACGTACAATCTTGGCCTGCTCACTTTTGGATACATCCGCTGCACGTCAATACACCCTTCGCCATCGAAGAGACCAGCTAAGTATTCCGGGGTCATTTATACCACCATATTGGAATAAACTTAGCATGGTTTAGTGGTTCCCTCGGGTTACGTCAAGGACGCGTTCCCGGTGTTCAGAGAGGGTTTTACATCCCCAAAAATTACTTACGGCTAGGGATGAAGCCAGTCGCCTGCAAGGTATTTGCAGTCGAGCCAACAGGAGTAAGGGGAGGACTGGTACCGCTGGTAGCGATACCAAAGCCAGTGGTCGGAATAGGCATCGAAGTAGTCCCTATGCATGGGGACTACCCCGCGATCTTAGCTAGACAGGCGCAGCCCCCGGTTTACCGGATGCGCCCTTCTCGTCCAGCTGCAATGATCTCAGCATCCTGCCGCGCCCACTCGGCCTCACGGCCGACGTAAGCACCTTTGCGATGCGCATCATACAACTGCTTGATCTGAGCGCGTGAATAAATGGGCTTTTCAGTGGGCAACGAAGTGTCACCACCAGTCGCCGGTCTTGCCCGTCCAGGGGCCGCTAGGGAGGCCAGGGGTACCGCCGCTTCCCGTGGGGGCGCTTGCCCTGTGGGTGTCGACGCTGGCGCCTCGATGTGGCCTGTGGCGGCTTCCTCTTGCTTGAAGCCGTTGAAGAACGAAATTACGCGGTGGGCCGAAGCTGTCGCGATAGCATCGTTCAACAGCGTCTGTCTAACACGTCCAGATAAAACGTCAATCCCGAGCAGCCATCGGTGCCAGCGCGGATTGCGGTCGATCTCACGAAAATCCGGCACCGCCTGCTCGACCATCTGATCAAGACTACGCCGACGTTCATCGGCCACTTGACGGCGAAGAAGGGCGTTCTGCTCCTCGATCTCCTGGATCTTGGGCGCGACCATCTCCATCGCCGCCCGCTTGCTCATATCGAGCAAATCTCTGCCGTAATTCTGCTCGTCTTCCGGCGTCAGGTATTGCGGCGGGGGCGTAACCGCGGCGCCTGGTTGTCGCTCTCGCGGGGCTCTGGGGGCTTGCTGCTGGTTGTGCTGCAAATGCAGGAGCTCGCTCCCCAGCTGCTCCAACTGCACCTGCATCTCGCCGATTGTCTTATTCAGCGCCGTATTTTGACCCTGCATCCGAACGAACTTGAGCTTCCAGCTATCCGAATTTTCATCTTCGGGCGGGGGAGGAGGAGAAACTGCAGGTGCCGATGGGGCTGGAGTCGTGGTAGACGGCGGGACCACCGGCACCTGCTCTGCAACCGGAGTCTCAGGGGGGCTGGGTAGCTCCGGCGGCTTTACTTCAGATGAGGGCTGGGTTTGGGGCGACTCACCTGAAGTATCTGCATGAGCATACAACGCATCGACTGCCGCTGCACGATCGCGTACTGCCTTGGGGATAACTTCTGGATCGTAAGGCAGCTTCGGCATCGATTTCTGATCGACGACAACATCAACCATTTTTTGCCCTCTCTAAAGCGTCCACGATCACCTTACACTGCTGCGCATGTCCCTGCGCATTGTGCAGATTCTCGGTTGTCAGGACCATCGTCTCGTATTGACGATCGGTGTAAGCAACGAACTCAGCGAAAAAATCCGCAAATTGCTGGGGTGCAGCATTGCGGAGAAAACGCGCTCGTTTGGTGAGTTCTTCTGTTGTGCTCATTCACTGTCGTCTTCAGGCGGTTGCCCAATTCCAAACGGAGGCATCAGTGCCGATGGCGCACGAGGTGCCTGTTCACCCATCGGCACGGGAGGACTTGGAACGGATAAATCGTCCGCATCGGGCTCGCCCATATCCGGCGGCGGTGGCGCCGGCTTGGGATAGCGGTTCTGCGCGCTTTGGAACGGATTGCCTCCGGTCAGCTGCTCATCGCCACCTGGAGCTCGCCGCTGTTCAGTTGCGCCCTTGCCAACATGCTTGGTGATCCCACCGCGTCCGATCGGGGTGAGGTCCTTCTTAAATGGTCTACGGACTGCCATAAGGTTTGAATCCTCCTGCAAAGCCGATGCCGGCCCCGCGCACGCCCATATCCGGACCGCTCGAGTACGGCGTGGAGCCTTTGCCATAGACACGCGTAGAGACAGGTTTGATCCGAGGAGGCGCCAACACTGCCTTGTTGGGATCAGGCATTGCGGGCGGTGCCGCCGGCACGCGCGGCGGCCGCATCATGGGTGGCGCCATCAGCGTGCTCCTGTCTGTCCCGCCTTCGCCGGCACCGATGGATTAAACCCGAACATCTTGGTCGAGCCGCCTTCGGCATACTTTGCCCCTGGCGCAGACGACTGATCCTTGCCGGTGTTTCCAGGCTTATCCGGCCCTGCTGCCTGTTGCTTGAACATCGGCGTGTCGCCGCCTTCGGCGAACTCGACGTCGTGCTGGGCTTCTTTCTTCGTCTTGTTAACGCTGAGCTTGTTCGCGGCAGCCATAAAAAATCCTCCACGAAGTTGGATCTCACCGTGGAGGAAGTTAGGCGCTAAATCTTAAGAAATGCTTAAGGTCAGTCCCACGAAATCCGATCGATGATCGTCGGACCTTTATGTTTTCTCTCCCATACATACCAGGCAAACGGCATCGCGCTCGAAGACTTCGGACCGTCCCAACCCTTACGATGCATCATCGGTAAGCGATTGCGGAACACATGAATGCGCGCAAGACCAGCATTCTCCAAAATGTCAGTACGCTTGACGCTCTCGAGGAACGCCAGCCGCAGCAACATGACCACCTTCGGACAGAAGTAGAGCGCTTTTTCAACGAACGCTTCTGCTAACTGATACGGCGGATTGGTCACGATCGCCACGCGGTTGATTTTGGATATCGGCACCTGCACCGACAAAAAATCCTCTATTGCATGCTCCCAACCATAGTCCAGAAGATCCGAGGCAAAGACCGTGTGTCCGTGATCACGGAGAACCTGGACAATCGCGCCTGGGCCGCACGCCGGTTCCCAGATATAATGAGGAAGACTCTCGACACGCAGGAGCGCCTCAGTGGCGCAAGGTGGGGTCTCGTAACAATCATCACCACGATCCTTGTAAGAATGCTGGCCTGCCTGAGCGGATTTATCGAGCATCACGCCGGCCCCACGTATCCAGGGATCCAGAGACTTTTTAACCCAGCCACGACACCACCGCTATCCTGAACTGTCTTGAACTGACCCGGCGACCCAGCACCAGAAGCTCCGGAGATCTGCGTCGCCGGCGTTTGACAGCCGGTCGGTCCCGTGAAATTGGCTGAGATATTGACCGTCGGCAGTTGCCCTTGACCGGTAGGGCCCGCAACAACGACAAAAGTCGCCATGATTATCGCGCCTTTGCAGCGGAGGGAGCGCCCAGGAGCTAACCCCCTCCGCCTCTACCTTCCACATCGTACGCTGCAGAAGAAGCCAAAGGCTTCTTCGTTACAATTATCGTCTGCGTCTTCTACGCCCTTTTGGAGGGCGTCGGAACGCCCGGATGCTCCTCTGATGGTACGACTGCCACACCCCATCCGGTAGCTGGGGACCAATAAGTCTTCACGTCCCAATTCTCCAGCACCTCCGGCTTTTCATCCGGTGGACTGCCAGGCGGTGGGAGTTCGATCGGATGCGTAGGAACCCCAGGCACCCCGCTGCTCGGTGGGATATAAATCGGATGCTCTGGTTTCCCACCGGGAAGCGTTCCAGGCGGCAAATAAATTGGTGGAGTTGGCATCGGCACGCCACCGCCGCCCCAGATGCCGAGCGGAGGCTGCGGCAGTGGGTAACCGATTTGCGGAGGTGCCCCACCCCAAATTCCAGGAGGTGGTCCGCCGGGCGCGATTGGATGCCCCATGATTGGAAGATTGCCACCGCCCCAGATGCCGAGCGGAGGCTGCGGCAGTGGGTAACCGATCTGTGGAGGAGCGCCGCCCCAAATTCCGGGAGGCGGACCGCCGGGTGCAATTGGATGTCCCATGACCGGCAAGTTGCCACCGCCCCAGATGCCGAGCGGTGGTTGCGGCAATGGATAGCCGACGCTCAACCCCGGATCGATGATCGTAATCAATGCCAGATGTGTAGGCATTTTTCAGTCTCCTAGGCTGGTTGCCAGCGAACCCGGCTGGCGCGGGTACTCAGCATTATGACAAAGCACACGACAGTTCCATGACTCTACCGAACTTTTTCTTGCTCGATATCTCGCTTGTGCGCCTCGATCTTGTCTCTTGTCGCCGCATAGGCTTTGCGACTTTGGTTCATCCCAACGATCAACCTGTGAGGTTGACCAGTGTCATCCCGCATCCAAATTCTGAACAAATGGGTGACGTTTTCCCTATAGGCGTCATCCAGTCCCTCGATCTCCAACTCCACTAGGCGAGCATCCCATTTAGTCGTCATTCGCGATGGCAATGTCTCAGCATCCGCTTTGTCCCAGGCACCGGTGAAATATCCAAACAGCGCCAGCGCAAACAGAACGACGAGCACGATGACCACGATCAACGCGATACGATGCGAAAGCTTCATTTCTTCAAGTGATAGCATCGCTTTCGTCCATGTAGTCTTGCACATCCTGAAACATGGCATCCGCATCGGAGGAAAGAGTGACCTCGAATCGAATCGTAGGCCCATAATGATTACACAAATTCCTAAGCGTTAAGCCATGCGTTTCCGCACTGAACGCCGGCGCGTTCTTACATAGCGCTTGAAAATCCTCACCTCGGCCGGATCCATAATTCGTCCAATCCTCCGAACTGCAGCTGACCCCCTCTGACCACGCATCGAGATAGCCTGGATGCAATCCCTCGAGGAATTCGTCCATCAACTGGTCGAACTCAGGATTGCTGGCGCTTGACGCGTTATAACTGGTCTGAAAGGCGCCGGCTTCACAAGTGTTGCTGTCGGTATTGCTCGCGCTCTGATCCCTTCCACAGCAATGCTGACCGCTGGATTCGCGCATTCCGCTTCCAAGCATGAAGGCGTAGAGATGCCGCAACGTATCGATCCCTGCTTCCTCGTTTGACATCCCTTCGTTCTCAAACTCATCGCGCCAAAGATTTAACACGTCTTTTTCGGAATTAGTTCGCGCCTTGGCCATTTCGATAGCAGCGGGATGATTGACTAAGAGTTTTTTATAAGTCTGCGCGAACGACAGCGCCATGCCTTGAATGTATCCAGCCGGTGCAACGCCACGATCGGGCCAACTATAATCCGCAATCCGACTATCGTTGGCGATCCGCATGACCATCACCTGCTGCTCAGCGGTGAGCGCACCGGGTGGCGGTGGAGGCAGCGGTACCGGAAGCTTGTGACCATAAAGCGCTTCCCAAGTGAGCGGTCCACAAATACCGTCAGCTTCGAGCCCACGTGAACGTTGATACCGAACCACATTTTCATATGTAGTCGGACCAAAATCACCATCGAATTCACCCGTAAAGCGCGGAATCATGCGCTGCATATCGAGCACATCGTCGCCTTCATCGCCCTGCCGTAGCGTCGGTCGTTGATCGATAGGCACACTCCCAGGACGGTCTGGTAAAACTGGACGTGATGGCTTAATGGGCGGCGGTTCAGTACCGATTGTAACTTCACCAACAACTCCTGCTATCGCTCGACAGATAGCCTCAAAATGAGCGTGATAGCGTTCGCAATCCTCGCGCGCATTGACGAAAGCCACCTCCACGAGCACGGCCGGCATTTCCGTTTCCCGGACCCACTTCAAATGCGAGCCGTCTTTTGCTCCCCTGTCTGTAAGCCCTGACGCAATCGCAATTTCAGAAGCCACATCTGCTGCAATCTCGCGGCTCGTACTTGATCCGTAATACGCCTCCGTCCCGCGCATGCCGTCAGTGTTTCCATTCGAATTGAAATGGATTGACACATCTCTGTCGCGGGTGCGTTCGTTGTGCTCGCGAATCAGATAATTGAGATTATCATCCTGATCCGTAGAAATATCGTCTTTTACTACCTCGATATCGACACTTGCAGCACGAAGGAGTTCAGCAACACGATCAACAACTCGACGTGCCTCATCGACCTCGTCGAGCCCCCATGGCTCCGGACCTTCAGCACCGCGTACTTTCAATCCGTGACCGGGAGATATGACAATTCTCATCGGCACTCTCCGTTGCTCGATAGTTGGTGAAGAGCGTTTTATCGTGGTCGGCAAAATAATGCCAGACCGGAAACTCTGGATCGCGTCGCTCCAGCCGTGTGAGCGTGTTGACTTCCCAAGAAATATTCCCTGTCTCTTTCAGCCAGCGCTTGTATTCTAGCTTCATCGCGAAATTGAACGCCGAGACAAATCTACGCGGCACCACCATCACGCCGCCACAGAACCGCCAGTGCGGCCAATTATCATCGTAGGGGTACTGCCCCTTCTGCCAACAGCCAGGGATCGCTATCGCCTGTTCACTCTCAGCGCGGTCCAAAAACGCGTCGATAATCTCTGCTGTCACACCCGGAACATGGAAGATACCGTAATCGATCCACACAAACACATCCGCGAATGGATCTACATAAAGCGCGATTTCGAGCCACTCAGTCTTCTGCGCCTGTATAATATGATACGATAGCGAATTCTTTCGAGGATTATCTGCGATCGAATAAGAAAAACGAGAAGTGTCGAGACCGTATTCCGTCTCCAAATGCTCATGCAGCCAACAATGTTGAACATCCCCTTTAGCGAACATGACGCGATGTTCGATGCCAAGAAGTTTCTTCCCCAGCGTGTCATATTCAAGCTCCGAACGTGGATGATCCGGAATTGGAATGAAGGCTGAAACGACCGTAATCATAACGCATC